TTCTTAAAAGCCGAAGCTTTCTTATCTACTGTCTCCGCTCTATCTTTCTCAAATGTTTGCACGAACGGAAGGTGGTCGAAAGCCAAGGTCAGAGATAACCCTTCCACTTTGAAATGGTCTAGTATCCCCTGCCCAAAATCATCCCCTGCAGACTGAATACAATATGAGATGACTAACGCCCTAGCTTTTTCTTGATTCTCATAAGTAGAGCCTTGCTCGAAACTCTCTATGACATCCTTCGGTAGATTAACCACCTTACCAATAAGAAAAGCGTCATTCATAAACGCTTTATCTATTTTCTCCATAGCCCCTAAGTCCTCAACAAACCTTTTAATGTCTATCATGGACTTAACTGCGTGGATGGATTTCTTAGAGAAAATCTTTTTTTCGATGTTGTTTTTCTCGTTCTCGCTCATTGGTAGCGTTGATGTGTTCGACACATCGTGTTTGCCTGCGACCATAAACTTTCGGGCTAATAAAGAGTTTACGTTCTTAGAGTCAAGTAGGTTATCTGAGTTCTTTACTATTTTGTATATCGCATCTACTTTGCTGGGTCCTTCGAACCACCCAGATTCCTCAAAAGAAACCCCGTTAGTTATGTCGAAGAATTGTTTTAGCTGCCCATATTCAAAAGGCAGCTCCTGGTTAGCTGTTTTGTATTTAAGTATTTTCCTCTTCAGCTTTGTGATTGCTGTTTCCGATAAGAAAATAGTGTTTCTGTTTTCAAGAAACCACTTAGGCCACTCTATAAAAGAGGGGTCTAGCCAGTATAGAATATTTCGTTTCTTTAGTACTTTTGAGTCTGATAACATGTTGGCCGTACCTAGAAGTCGCCAGAACATGTAGTCCCACTTAAACTGCTTTTCGGTCTGCATGGGGTTCGGGTTCGCTAGTAAGTCTAGTATAGGGTGGGACTCTATTATCTTGTCGGTTTTTCTATCTTTAAGCACAAACTTCCCTAGGGAGCATAGGTCTGGAAGTAGTAAGAATATGAACAGGGCTGCGGGATTAGAAAGAATCACTTTTAATTTATCCTCTTTAGTATAGTTGGTGTCCTGGGACCAGGTTTCATAGAAATTACCCTCCTTTTCGGAAAATATTCTCTTTACTATTTGGGGTATTCTCCAACCGAATGCCATTAATTTTCTGTTTATAGTTCTAACAAAAATAACATTTTTTTGCTTATTTCCTAAGTATTTCGCTATATTTGCTAAAAGTTGGTTACTTTATTGGTTAGTTATTTATTGAGTTTAAACGAGAAATCCTGCTACTTAGCGGGATTTTTTATTGCTTTAAATCTTAATTCTTTATATTTGAATCAGCAAATAGTAATGTTTTACTTTTAAGGTTTGGTTTAAGCCGTCTGAATTCAGGCGGCTTTTTTATTACGCTACTCTGATAATCCCTTCACGGGCTAACCAACTAGCCCCATATCTTATCCCATCCATGTGGTGATTATTGGTGTCTTTAGGCTTCCCGTCTATCACGTCCCCGTAGCGGTCTACGTCCCACTGATATACTTCTTGCTCAAATTCTATATTTTCCGAAGTATCTGTGTAGTATACATCTAGGTTTTGCAGTATGTCAATCCCCGCATTTATAGAGCCGCTACCTTTAACTGCTGTAAAAGCGTACTCCCATCCCTGCTCCCGTATGGTGGTTATCTTCTCGGGGCGGTTGTTGTCGCAGACGATATACGCGTCTTTAGGTATGTGCATTTCGTTAAACCTCCAAGACACTAACCCTTCATTGCCTGCACCTTGAATATTTCGAAGCTGCGGCACCGTTAAAGCCTGGCGCCACTGGTTCTCGCTTCTGTAGTTCCTCTCGTGTACGTAAAGTCGGCCATCCGTATACTTAAACTCTCCCACTGCCCAAGGGTCGGACTTACCCCAATCTGAATAGAAGTGGGCAGGTTTATGTATTTTAAGATAGTCTCCGTAACTGCAGGGCTTCCAATTGAAGATACGCCCTTCTACGCCTCCGATTTCTCCCAGGCCGTAGATTCTCCACTTATTTGCCCAATACTCATTCTTGACGGTACTGTCAGGGTTGAATCCTTTGTCTTTATAGGATAGTATTTCGTTGCGCTCCTCTTTGCTTATACATTCGTTATCCCTGAAAGTTAAGCTTAGGTGAGTGCAGTCCTTGCGTTTCATCACCTCGCGGTGGTACCAGAACTTGCTATTAGGGTTAAAGTCAATGATTATTCGCTTAGCCCTACTGGTAAGCTCTCTGTATGTCTCAAAATTAACTTTGTTAGCCTCGTTCACGAACATTAAATCACTTCGAAGCCCTTTACCTATATCCTCTTTATCAAGCCCAATAAATTTAATGAAAGTCCCATTTGGGAACATGTAGAGGGTTTCACCAGGGAATCTAGTTTTCTCGTAATGCCCCAGGTCCTGCATTATCTTCTTGAAATCCTTTATAACGGTAATTCGCATCTTGGTAAGTTCCGACGATGCGATAAATATCTCTTTTCCCGCTGTCTTGGCTGCGTAGTCACATATCAACCAGAGAATGGAGAAGGTTTTCCCTGCTCCTTGCCCTCCTTGTATGCCCCATATTCGGGTGCGTAGGGCTGATATACGGCGCATTGCGCGGGTTACTTGAAGCATGTTCTATTCTTCTGTTGTGTCCTGTGAGTGTATTATGTCCTGTGAGTGTATTATGTCCTGTGAGACTATTTTTGGGGTGTCTACAGAATCCTCCCATATAGCTTGGCTGCACGCTCTAGCTTTAATTTTTTTAAATTTATTTAAATCAATAGTACTTGCTTCTTCTGTCCAAATCATAGTCTATTCTTCTGTTGTGTCGTCGTAATCTTCTAACGGGTTGATGTTCAACACTGTAACTTCTGCTTTCTTCTGTTCATTGTCCACTTTATATCCTCCAAGATGTTTAAGCATCTTATCGATAGCCGCCTGTTTGCCTGTCATTTTTAGTTTATCTGGGAAGGACACGGCCACATGCTCTTCTAGTAGTTCGTCCCACACATATTTGGTTTTGAACTCTACGCCCTCAATGGCTTGTCTTGCAAATTTAGGAATGTCGTGTATGTCCTTCATGGTACCGTCTTCGTGAAATATGTCTGCAGGTTCGGTCCTGGCTATGTCTGTAAGTATAGATATGGCTTCATCGATGCCCATTTTATTTCGCTCATATATCTCGCTGAAGAGCTCATCGATACGAGCCTTGACCTCTGAGTGCCTAAGTAGACTGTAAGCCTGCTCCTTAGCGTTATTTGGGGCGTATCCTGCACGTATGGCTGCCGCCGACCCGTTACGGTCTACGGTGTATTCTTGTGCAAAAGCTTCCATTTTATCAGTCATTGTGTATTATTGTGTAGCCCAAATATAAATAAAAAAGCCCACAGAATCAAATCTGTGGGCTAACACGCAGGGTACTACCTGCCTATTTACTGGTAAAGACTTTGCAAATATAGGGTTTAATAAGCCCCATTCGTAAAAAAATATTTAGTACCGCAATTCTGGCACACGTGGTACTCCTCCCAATCATGGTATTCGCCGTCAAGATTGTATCCTTCTCTTCTGTTTTCAATTTTAGGGTACGACTCCCCATCTTTGGTGTATCCTTCGTAAGAGCTTGGAGAGTCTCCACAAGAAGGGCATTGATAGTCTGTGACTTTAGTAAAGCCTTTCATTTCTTCTGCCTTTTATTAGTTATTGCTGTCGTCTTCGTAATCACCTCGGCGTCTTTAGTCGTCCACGTGGTTTTCTTATCACGGCTGAACTTATTCGCCAGTGTATCCTTCGATATGCCTATCTGGTCGGCTAATGCTTGCCTGGACGTATAAGCTTTATACTCTCCTGTCTTTAAATTGTGGTATATGTACATATTAAGCTCCTAACCTTTCTAGCAGGAGAAACCCGCCGATTAAAACCCCCGCGAAAAACATCGCGAAGCAAAATCCGTAAATAATAAAATCTTTTGTTGTCTTCATAATTCTTTAAGTTTTTTAATTTGTTCGTCTAACCACTCTAGCCGAGGTCTTTTGTCTCCTTTCGGCCAGCAATACCCCGTGGAATATTTTCTGCGGGGCAATTCAGTAGATAAGTAGTCCCTTACTTCGGCATATGTTTTTTGGTCGCCTAAAGGGTCCAAGAGGACAAGGCACAGCGCGCACAGTCCTGAGACTAAGTCATCTCCTACGGCTAATTCATAAGAATTATACTGCTCTGCTTTCTCTAGCTGCTCCTTCATTTCTTCTAAACTTGATAGTAGTTTGCTCATAATTTCTAATTTAAAGGTGAGGTGTCAAGCCCATTACACAGCCCCCAAATAAGGGACGCCATAGACACGACTATAATTGCAAGTAAAAAATATTTAATCGTATTCTCCGATACGTTTATCTCCAGTTTTATCTTTGCCATGACTTAAAGTTTTACAATTAATACCAAACCTGTACCTGAACGCTTAACGGCATATTCTATAGGCTCTGTTCCATGAAAACGTAGATTCCTAAGAAAAGATATGTCCCCGCTTTGCAGTTCTTCCAAATTAATTTTAACGCAATTTTTGTCTTTGTCGACTCTTGCTGTTTTCTCGAATCTGGTTTCGAGAGTTCGCTTCATGACTTGTAGGTTGTTGGCCTTCTGCTGTGCTTCCATTTCTTTTACCTTCTGTGACATTCTAAATGTTTTTAAATGTTAATATAACCCCGCCGAGAAAGGCGGACGCTCTGAGCCTAATATCTATTTTAAATCGCTCAGTCGATTACGCTAATTTAGATTTATTTCTTTTGGTTCTGAAATGTAACGCTCTCATAACTCTATAATTTTTGAACTTATACACTCTTGCACACTCCTGGGTCATTTCCACATTGATGGTCTGCGGCTTAACCTCAGCGGCTCTCGTATTAACAAAATACAGTAACATAATAAGTAGTAATATAATTTTAATTTGTAGGCTTTTCATAATTTATATCTTTTGTTTGACACAAATATAAGGCTTATTATGTTTTAAAGACATAATATGTTTGTTTTTTCGATGAAATTGTCAATAAATCCGATAAACGGTTTTTAAGTGTAAACAATGCTAAAAACATTAACTTACTGGTAATCAACTATTTAACCCCTCGGTAAACAAAGGTAAACAATCCTTGTTTACGCCGCAACCCTTGCTATCATTGGGCGCACCCGAAATTGTAAACAATAAACAATAAATTAGAAGAAACTCCTATATGGTATATTACTATAAATGACATTACTATTATATATTATATATTATTAACTATAATAGTATTAATATTATTGTTTACATTGTTTATCTTCTCGAAAGCCCCACGAATACTAGACATGTGCGTAAACAATGCTATTGTTTACGTAAACAAGTTATTGTTTATTTGTAAATATTTTTTGGTATTTTCCTAAAATATTTTTAACTTGCACTTAAATCTTAATAAAAACACCTTAACTATGAAAAAACAAAACACCATGCTTTTATCTGAGTATTTAGCTTCAGGGGGAGACATTTCAAAAATAAATTGGGATGCGGCGAAATGCCTCCATGTCAATAAACGGATATTAACCGCCAGGCCAACCACCCACAACCCTGACTTATTTGTGGTTAAGTTTGAGTTTCAACTCACGGCTGAACAAATACATTGTACTCAAATTAAGATACCTCCGCCATTCGAATTTGACCCCATGTCTATAAATAGCGTACTTCGAAAAGTACGAAAAGAGCGTATGTCGCAGCAACGTAAATGGGGCGAACAAAACCACACCCCAACTACTTGGATAGCAATTTTGACCGAAGAAGTAGGCGAAGCCGCTAAAGAGGCAATCGACCATTATTTATATGAGGCTAACCCTGTACAAGAGGACGCAATACACGCCGACTTACAAACTAAAAGATTAGAACGTTACCGCGAGGAACTTATACAAGTGGCCGCTGTGGCCGTACAAATGATTGAATGTTTAGACCGAAATACTAAGAAATAATGGAAAACGCGACATTAATAATAGGACTTAAAAAGATAAAACATGCGATGCTGTCAAGACCCGCACTAATAGGAGGGCTATGCTCATGGAATCTACAGGTAAATACTTCAGAAACATATGTCGAGGTATCCCGATACTTAAATCGCCATCTGCCGTGGAAATCTCAAAAAGATGTATTTTGCTGGCATATAAGTGACGTAAAATCTCGAACAGAATGGCTACATACGCACATTAAAAAACTAGAAAATGAATAATACACTAATATTAGAAGGCCTTAAAAATATAAAGACTGAAATACAAAAAGAAAGTGTTCCAGTACTAGCAAAAGCAATTTGTGTCCAAAACAGCCTAATACATAAAGGTCGCCAAGCGTCAGACATAGACGACTATTTGGAAAAGCACCTACCTTGGGTCAAATTGACCACCGACATAAATGTAAAGTTCGGCTACTGTTGGCCTGTGCATGACACCACCTCCAGAGTAAACTGGTTGGAGGAACAAATTAAAAAACTAGAAAAACAATAATGGAAAACGCGACATTAATAATAGGCCTTAAAAACATACTTCAATGATGCTGTACTAGGTGTACAAATAGAAGTTAATCCGATTAAATCACCATAAGTCGGATATTTGCCTCAAAAACAAACTAATTATTTAATTTCAAAACATGGAAGACCGAAACATCAAAGCGCTACTCTCCCAACTAGACCGCATGGGGGCCATCAAAGAGGAGGAATCACACAAGATTGAATACTTAGAGGACTACGACCCTTTCGCAGCATTCATGCCAACAAAGCCCATACGTAGAGAAACTCCAAAAATAGGAAGAAACAAAAAATGTCCGTGTGGAAGCGGTAAAAAATATAAGAAATGTTGTCTATAGGAAACGTTGTTAGTACTTTCGACGGGATAAGCTGCGGGCAGATGTCCCTAGTTAAGGCTAAAATCTCATACGACAGATACATATCTATTGAAAACGACAAAACCCCCATAGCAATAACACAGAGACATTTTCCAGATACTGAGCAGTTCGGGGACATAACAGAAGTACGAAGTGAAGATTTACCAAGGACCGGTCTTTTACTAGGAGGCAGTCCTTGCCAAGGTTTTAGTTTTTCAGGTAAGCAGCTTAATTTTAAAGACCCCCGCAGTAAGTTGTTTTTCGAATTTGCTCGGCTTAACGAAGAGTTGATGCCTCGGTATTTTCTATTAGAAAATGTGAAAATGAAAAAAGAGTACCAGGACGTAATATCGTCTTATTTAGGAGTGCAGCCCATACTGGTTAACTCCAATAAAGTGTCTGCACAGAACAGGCCGCGGCTTTACTGGACTAACATCCCGAATATATCGCAACCAGAGGATAAAGGTATATACCTGGAGGACATACTGGAAGACAAGGTCCAGGAAAAATACACCATCCCTTTAAATAAGTATAAGGGGTCGCTTGTGGAGAACTATTTGGCTGACGCCAGTCTGGGGCTTTTTCCAGGACCAGCTTGCTTGACCGAAAGAAGAACGGCAGAAGCTCGCAGATTGAGGAGAGAGCATCGAATTAAATTTGGTGTAGATTTCTCTCCCAGACGAGCAAAAGAGTTAGTTCCTAGAACAGATGGGAAAATAAACTGCCTAACCAGGTCTATGTCTTCGAAAGAACACGCCATTATAGATAAGAACGGAGTGTATAGGGAGTTAACTCCGATAGAGTGGGAAAGGGCGCAGAACTTACCCGATAATTATACCGCGGGTTTTAGTGATTATGCCAGGAGGCAGATGTTAGGCAACGGCTGGACCATAGACGTTATAGTACATTTTTTAAAACACATACCCAAATGGACAAGACCGTATTTGAGGCCGTAAACGAAGCACGTCGGGAGGTTTTCCACGACTTAATATTTCGCTGTGTTGGCGAGATAAGAAACATACTATCACCTAAAAACAAATTAAAAATGAGACAAAAAAAATACCATGAAGAGAAACTTATACCTGGTAGGTTTTATTCGAAAGAAGACCGCAAAAAGAAAATGTTAGTCTTAAAGAAATTGAAAAAAATACGCAATAAAACAAATTAAAAATGAGAACAATTAAAGAGTTATTAGTCGCACTAGTCGTTTTTATGGAAGCGCAGCAAAAATTCCAGATGCACAAAAACGTAGTACGGGGACTTTGCCACGCAGTACACCTGAAACGAGAGGCGGGGAGCTACCCCTTTGACTATAACGAAGTCAAACAAGTTGAGAGGTTCTTAGATACCAATCTGCCTAAAGGAAGCCACAAATATAACTGGCCTAAGTATGACCTAAAAGTGCGCATTGACTGGCTAAACGACCAAATAATAAGCCTGGCCAAAGCCGAACAACATAAACTACCGCCGTGCAACGTGTGCAGCAACCCTGTGATGTTCAAAGGGAATAGAGTAATAACTTGCTCCGCTTGTGGGGCTATAAATTAAAATTAAAATAAACATGAAACCTAAAAAATTTAAAGAAGCAACAACCGAATTGAAAAAACCAAGCTCTATGACAGACGAAGAGTGTAGCAGCCTCTTCGTACACCAGTCAGCCCGAGGGGAATGTATCTCTTTGTGGACTGTGCCTTTTTGGCAAAGAGTTAAATTTTTATTTCACGGCTGCGTGTGGGTGGGTATTCTCAGCGGCAAAACTCAGCCCCCTATCTGGCTAGACATGACAGAAACAGTATTTATACAAACGGATAAGCCCAAATTTAGGACTCGCCTTAAAAATTGGTTTCGCTCTCTTTTCAAGACCAAACCTACCGTGAGCATTAAAAATGTAAAAGACAGTAAAATAAACATCAATTTAGATTAAATATGAAAACTAAACTAAAACCTTTACAAGAATTAGTGGAGAAATTGCTTTGGCGGCAGTTCAAACAAGATTTAAACGAGGGCAGAGTATGTCCCAAAGACCAGTTAATCTACGTGACAAATTGTGAAGACACACTCGACAGATACTACCAAAAATGGCTCGTAATCAACAGGTTTGCCGATATAGTCGACGACAAGAACGCCAGAACAGTAGGGGATTATGACGTGTGGCATCAGCCTTGCTCGGAATGCGGCACAGATCCTGGGAAAGGAACTGAACTGCGACCTGAAGAAGATTTCAAAAGATGTGCTAAATGCGGTAATCGTTTGCGCAGGGACTTCACTGACAGAGCATTAAAGAAAAAAAATAGTTATGAAAATTTGGATAACATTTAATACTGTTTTTAGTTTACAATGTGGTGGTTTAGAAAGATGTCAAGTATGGTGGCAAAAACCACAATACGTTGTGGTTGATAAAACATACGATTATGACGACCTCCCTTTTGGTGGAGCAAATATAACATACAAGGGTTTGACTCGAATAGGTTGGAGGTACGCTATAACACAGGGGCAGGAGACAGGAAGCGTGAGCCTAGGCAAGATATTTAACTATGATGGAGATATTTGCGACTATGTTTGGGAGGAACTCTGTAAATTTTTCCAAAGCGACGACCTTAGAGAGTGGGACGAACAAGCTAAAAAATTAAAATTGAAACCTCAACAATTTATGTTGGAATTAGATGTTGATTTCAAACTCAATTATGAAACTAAGCCAAGCCAAAAAAGATAAAGGGGTTTACTGCTGCGCCTATGGGTGTAAAAATCCGCCTGCGCCTAGAAAAGGAGGGCTTTGTCATAAACACTACCACAGACAAATGAAGGAGAGAGACCCTGTGGCACAGAGGTACATGCAATTTCGAAGTAAATCTAAATACCGAGGGATAGAGAACTCCGTCACTTTAGAGGAGTTCAGGAAATTTTGTGTTGACAACGATTATATAGTCAAAAAAGGTAATCGCGGAAAAAGATGCACGATTGACCGAAGATGCAATATACATGGGTACCATATTTGGAACATGCAGATATTGACTCTTAGAAGAAACGCCAGTAAAGGCAACAGATTTGCGGAGAACGATTTCCCCGACCCAAAAACTTTTTACGAAAATAACGAAGAAATACCTTTTTAACATGGATACAAGTAATATACTGACATACTTAGAAGCAGGCAAAGCAGACAAAGACTGGTATGAAGAATGCGAAAAAACCTTAGTTAGTATTTTCGGCAGAGACCAACTAAGCACCGTCACCCTTATTTTTGCTGCCACCAGCATAAATACCTCTCTAAAAGCAAACGTTACTTTGTTTCGGAGGGCGTACAAAGAACATTTAGACGGTGCACCTATAAGTAACTATTTGCCTAACATACAGAAACAACTACAGAGAATAAGAGAAGGAAAAGGGCTTTCGGGAAATAAAATCAATGCTTTTGCCAGGTCCATGTCGGGAGACCATAACGCTGTGGTTGTAGACATTTGGATACTAAGAGCCTTTCGTATGAATAGGAGATATTTTCGAAAAGGCTCACAGTCGGTAAGAGGAGGAGGGGCGACAGACAAAGATTTCAGAACCATAGAAGCATGGATTCGCAAAGAAAGCCCAAAACACAACTTAACGCCGCGTGAAATGTGTGCTATGATTTGGTCTGGGATTCGAACCCTAGAGGGAGGAGACCGCCAAACTAGATACACGGATATATTGAAACAAGATTATATTAATAGTTTGTTTCCTTTAAAAAAATTAATATAAAATTTGATTTTAATTAAAATAATTTTATATATTTGTTAAAAATAATTTAATGATACATTTAAAAGCCTTTATAGAAACTCATAAACTAGATAAGAAAAAAGTAGCTAGACTATTGTTCCCGAAGAACAATCACCCTATGCATGCTTTAGACAGAGTTATTAATTATAAAGGTCTTTTGGACTCTTCTCAGATAATAACTCTAGTAAATTACGCAAACGTGCCTATCCAAACTGTTTTCAACAAACATGGGTGGAAAACAGGAGTTTCTCCCGAAGGAGTAATCACCTTAACAAAAGGAGACAATACTGCTACCTTATGCACTCGTACTTGGGTTTCCCGAGTATATCTGAAAGGGAAGTTATTGAGTGATACTTTAATCTCGAAATCGACAATTTCTATGAGGGATTACGTAGCCAATATTGAGGAAATATTTTCAAAACAATAAATAATAGAAACCATGACAATTAAAATTTCACTTTTCGCGGACGGCGCAAGTCCGCAAGATTTAGCGGCACTAGGTGCCATGTTCACTGCTATGGCGTCCACAGAGGCGTCTAATATAAAAGTAGTGTCTCCGCTCACAGTAATCCCTACAGGAGAGGACACGAGCAATTCAGTTAAAGGGGCACCTCCTATCACTGAGAAAAAGCCCGCAAGGAGACGAAAAGCAGCACCTAAGAAGGAAGAGCCTGCAGCAGAAGGAAGAGCCTGCAGCAGAAGTACCTAAGAAGGAAGAGCCTGCAGCAGAAGCTGACGCTCTTACGAACCTGAGAACATTGCTGTCTCAAAAAGTAGCAACGCACCGAGACGCAATTGTGAAGAAGTTGAAGGAATCAGGAGCGAAAAACCTCAGTAATCTTGACCCTAAACATTACGAGACTATGGCAACTTTTATGACTAATTTATAAAAGCATGTCAGGTATAAATCACTCAACCAGAGGCCACGCACTGTTGTCCGCTTCTGGTTCTAAAAGATGGATGAACTGCACGCCAAGTGCAAGATTGGAAGAGCGGATGTCCTCCGAGGAAGAGTCTATTTTCGCTAAAGAAGGGACGTTGGCTCACGAGTTATCAGATATAATTCTCCAAAAAGCATTTAAAGACATGCCTATTAAGGCATTCAATGCCGAAAAAAGAAAAATAAAAAACGCCGTTGTAAAACTACTGTCTGCTGAAGCTTTCGAGGAAATGGAAACAGAGGTGGCAAAATATGTCGACATCGTGTCGGAAGCCTATAATGTGGCATTAAAAGCCAATCCTGGCGCGGTATTAATTTTGGAGGAAAGACTAGATTATAGCCATATCGTGCCTGAAGGATTTGGAACGGGGGATACAATGATAGTTTCTGACGGACTTTTAGATAACTACGACCTAAAATATGGCCGAGGTATCTCGGTAGAAGCCAAATCTAATCCGCAGCTAATGCTTTACGGACTAGGGGCGCTGAGGAGATTTGAGCTTCAGTACGACATACAAGAAGTCCAAATGAACATTGTGCAGCCTAGACTTAATAATTACTCCTCATGGAAATGCTCCGTGCAGTATTTGGAGAAGTGGGGCGAGAAGGTTGTTAAACCTGTTGCTGAAAAAGCTTTCGCAGGAGAAGGGGACAAGTGCGCAGGAGATTGGTGCAAGTGGTGTAAATTTAAGCCTGTTTGTCCTACGATAAAAGAGAAAGCCCTAGAAGTGGCTAAACACGAGTTCGCTCCTGTTGATGAAGTGTCCTTATCGGAGCTAGCAGAAGTGATGAAGCAGTCGGAAATAATAACAGACTGGCTGTCTGCTGTGAAAAAACACCTACTAACACAAATCCAAAAAGGGGAGAAAGTACCAGGTTTTAAAGTAGTGGCAGGAAGGTCGAACCGTAAATGGATAAACGAAACAAAAACTATATGTATTTTGGATAAACTGCCTAACATTGAGGTCACAGACTTTATGGTCTCAAAAGTAAAAGGAATCGCAGCTATCGAAAAGTTAGTAGGAAAAGAAACATTCGAAGAGCATTTCTCGAAAGCTTTCGAGAAGCCTACAGGCGCCCCCACATTGGCGCCTTTTTCGGACAAACGCCCTGCAATGGGTCTCGCACAGGCAAAAGAAGATTTTAACGAACCTTTAAACTAATAAAATGAGTAACATAATAACTAAAACCCGAGCAGAGCAGTTCGCACTAACATTACTAGCGAAAAATAAGAAGGCTCTCAGAGAAGAAGAGGTGGCTATCGAGTTGGAAGCGTATAAAATAGCTTTGGCTTTAACCCCTAAGAGAATACTAAATATTTGGGAAGATAAAGGGCTGAAGGGGTATCTCGGCGCACAACAAAATGTTTACTTTAGTGTAAGACTACCTTACGCGGAAAAACCCACTAAACACATGTTCCATCTACCCTTCAATGTTCCTTGTTTTTCGGGGTATTCGTACCCCACAATCGACGTAGCCCTAAACAAGTATAGAGAAAAATTGGCGAGTCTAATTTCTCGTAGTGAGGCGCTCAAAGAGCAAGAAAACAAACATAAGAAGCTGCACAGGGAATTAAAAGCGGCGATATATGAACTCAGGTCCAGGAAGAAAATACTCGCGGAGTTCCCTTCTTTGGAGACTGAGTGGCCCGCAGACTCGACTAACCTTCCTAGTAATTTAAGTGGCTTAAAGGCGGCAATATTAAAATAACACCCTAAAGTGTCGGGGGCGACGACACTACTAAATATTTATTAAAATAAGAGTTATGAGTACGAGAAAAGCGACAACAGTAGTTACTGGTCTAGTTAGGTTTAGTTACGCCCACGTATGGGAAGCAAAAGCAATTGAGGAAGGGCAAACGCCTAAGTTTTCGGTTTCTTTAATAATCCCAAAAAGCGACACAGCCACTGTCGATAAGATTAAGAAAGCGATAGAAGCCGCAAAGGTTGAGGGGAAGGGCAAGTGGAACGGAAAAATTCCACCAGTTTTAAAACTACCTTTAAGAGACGGCGACGAAGAGCGCCCAGACGACGAAGCGTACAAAGGAGCGTATTTTATCAACGCCAATTCAGCAAACAAACCTTCTGTAGTAGATAAGGACGTGGCACCTATCTTGGACAGAGACGAGTTTTATAGCGGGTGTTTCGGCAGGGCTTCAGTGAATTTCTACGCGTTTAATGCTTCGGGCAATAAAGGTATTGCTGCAGGACTAAACAACGTCCAAAAGTTAAAAGACGGCGATAAACTAGGAGGCGGCTCTTCTGCAGAAGAAGATTTCGGCGACATGGATTACGAGGACGAATTAGCTTAAAATTTAATATTCAGTTTTCGGCGCGACCCGTGCTTCTGATAGACAAAAAGCACAACTCCATGAGCAACAGTGGCGGAATTGGTAGACGCTATTACATCGGTAAACTAGTGAGGAGGTAATCTCACAATACAGGTTCAAGTCCTGTCTGTTGCACTACGGGTTTTCAAATCAGGCCCACAAATAGCAAGGCGAGATAAGCTAAAAGACTCCCATGAAAACAGAGGATGCTGGCCTGAGTCCTCTTTTTAAAATAACAACTAAAACCAACGAAATGAAGAAGAAAATAATATACACGATTTTATACATCCCTGTATTTTTTATGCTGTCCTGCCCTTTTATCTTTTGGTGGCAGAATCCAGAATTATCGCAAATGGAGATATTCCAGGAAACCTGGATGTTTCTCATAGTTGGCAATCTTATGATGGCTTGGGTTAATTACATAAAATTTGATTAATGAAGCTGCACATCGATATAGAGACATATAGCTCGGAGAACCTGAAAACGTCAGGAGTTTACAGGTATTGTGAAAGCGTTGATTTTGAAATACTCATGGTCGCTTTTGCCTACGAAGACAACCCCGTACAAATAATAGATTTGGCGCGCGGAGAGGAATTACCTCAGCATTTCCTTAACGCAGTGGTTGACGAAAAGACTACCCTTTGCGCGCATAATGCGACTTTTGAAAGGTTAGCTTTTGAGGCCTTCGGGATTAGCACCAAGATTTCAAAATGGGAGTGTACTTTAATAAAAGCAGCTTACTGCGGTTTTCCTTTATCTTTGGATACTGCGTCAGAAGCTATGGGGTTGGCGGAGAAAAAAGACTCCGAAGGTAAAAGGCTTATATCTTATTTTTGTGGACTAATAAAACCCACAAAAATTAATGGCCAACGTACTCGAAATTTTCCTGACCATGACTTGGAAAAATGGCAGAAATTTAAAGAATATTGTGTGCAAGATGTTGAAGTAGAAAGAGCCATAGACGAACATTTAACCGACTATGAAATCACAAAATTTGAAAAAGACATGTATGTCCTGGACCAGGAAATAAACGACCGAGGCATAAAAATAGACACCGATTTTGCAAAGACAGTTATTCGAATGAATGATGTTAATTCGAATAACATAAAAGATAGAATGCGAGGATTAACCGAATTAGAGAACCCGAATAGTCCTGTTCAGCTCACTAGATGGTTGTCGGAAGCCATAGGCATCGAAGTTAAATCATTAGCAAAGGCAGAAATTCCCAAACTCATAGAAGAAGCTGAACAGTCTATCGGAGAGAATCCCGAAATCGTTAAAGAAGTTCTCAGACTCAGGCAAAGAGCAAGTAAAACCTCTATTAAGAAATATGTAGCCATGCTTAATTGTGTTGGAGCAGATGGTAGGGGGCGAGGATTTTTCCAATTTTACGGAGCAAATAGGACAGGAAGATGGGCAGGCAGATTAGTACAGATGCAAAACCTCCCAGGCATAAAAATGACAGGAGAAGATTTGGACGAGGCTCGGTATCTCGTTTCCTGCGGAGATTTTAACGAAATATCTAAAAAATATGATAGAGTGTCTGACACCTTATCTCAACTCATACGGCCGACATTTGTGGCTAAAGAAGACCACACTTTTGCAGTTGCTGACTTCTCCGCAATCGAAGCCCGCGTAATAGCGTGGCTAGCATCGGAGGAGTGGCGACTTGAAGTGTTCAGGACACACGGTAAAATATATGAAGCTTCTGCAGCAATGATGTTCGGCGTGCCTATAGAAGAGGTGACTAAGGGCAGTGATTACCGCGCCAAAGGTAAGGTGGCGGAGCTAGCACTAGGGTACCAAGGTTCTATCGGAGCGTTAAAGAAGATGGGGGCAGAAAAGATGGGACTTACCGAAACAGAAATGCAGGCCATAGTTAATAAGTGGAGGGCTAAGAGTCCTCGAATAAAAAAACTATGGGACACGGTTAATAAGGCAGCAATAGAGGCTATTAGGTCAAAAAGAGGAATCGTTTTAAAGCAATTTCGAGGACTTCGATTTCTACATGATGGGCGCTGTCTTAGGATAACTCTGCCTTCAGGTAGAGAGCTTTTCTATCAAGAAGCTACATTGGATAAAAACAGATTCGACCAGACTTCCGTTAAATATAAAGGAATAGTCCAAGAGACCAGGAAATGGGGGTGGATAGATTCCTACGGCGGTAAATTTGTAGAGAACATAGTCCAAGCAATAGCCCGAGATATATTAGCTGTCAGCATGATGCGGTTAAAAGAAGAAGGATACGCGCCTGTATTACACGTACATGACGAAGCCGCAATGGAGATTCCAGCTGGAGGTGTTTACGGTGAAGAGTTGGAAGAGTTAGAAGAAATTGAACACATAATGGGTAGGCCTATCGAATGGGCAAACGGTTTGCCTTTAGACGCAGAAGGGTATTTGAGTGATTACTATAAAAAAGATTAGGAGACATGAAGTACATGGGAAGTAAAGCAAGATTTGCTGAAAACATGATAGCTGTAATGGATAAAAGCAGAAAGCCTGACATGCCTTGGGTTGAATTATTTGTGGGCGGAGGCAATATGATTTCCGAAGTATCTGGCCCCCGAATAGGGGTAGACTCAAACCCACACACGATAGAAGCTTTAAAGTCTATAAGAGACTGTTTAGAGGAGCTTCCGAAAAACAACAAGGAATTTACAGAGGAAGATTACTTTGATTTAAAAGCGGGGTCAGACTACACGCATGGGAGTTTTGCAGGATTTGCCTACAGTTACGCAGGCAAGTGGCTGGCAGGATGGGCAAGAGACCGCAGAGGAGGTCGAGACTATGTGGCAGAAGCGTACAGAAATGCACAAAAACAAGCCCCTAAATTACAAAACGTTCACCTAGAATGCGCAGATTACAGAGAGTTTTTATTACCTGATAAATGTTTGTTATATTTAGACCCCCCATACAAAGGAACGACTAAATACCACAACAGTTTTAACCATGAGGAGTTTTATAAATTTTGCAGGAATAAAGCAGACCAAGGACATGTGATATTTGTGTCAGAGTATAATATGCCTGAAGACTTCATCCCTGTGTGGAGTAAAGAGACAACTAGCTCACTGACACAACAAACAGGAAGTAAAAAAGCTACTGAAAAACTATTTACTTTAATATGAAGAACGACTTAAAAATAGACATAGCTATAGGCCACTCTCGTAAATCTCGAATCTGGAAGAATAAGAAGTGGAGTTGGTCTGAAATTGTCCAAAAATTAGCCCAAGAGCATAAGACTAAAGAGACCTATAAAGAATATATGGCGGCATCGAAAGACGACCAATCCGAGATTAAAGATGTCGGCGGGTATGTCGGAGGGTATCTTAGGGCAGGAAAACGAAACCCGCAAAATGTGGTACACAGACAGTTAATGACCTTAGATATAGATTTTGCTCATTTAGATTTTTGGGAGGATTTCCAATTGATGTTCGGGAATGCGGCAGTACTTCACGCCACGCACAAACACCATGAGAAAAGCCCAAGATTTCGACTAGTTATGCCTCTCTCCCGAGAATGTTCTTCAGACGAATACGTAGCCGTATCTCGTAGAGTAGCGGGCGACTTAGGGATAGACCTTTTCGACAATACTACTTTTGAGCCTAACAGGCTTATGTATTGGCCTTCTTCCCCGAAAGATATAGACTATTATTTTCGCCACCAAACAGGCGAGGCGGTAGATGTAGACAAAACATTAAAGAGATACACCGACTGGTCGGACTCTAGTCTATGGCCTACCTCACAGGCACATGTAGACCAAGTTAAAGGGAAAATCCAGAAACAAGAAGACCCCGAACTTAAAAAAGGAGCTATAGGCCTGTTCTGCAGAGCGTACTCTGTGGAGGATGCAATAGAAACTTTTTTAAGTGAGGAGTACATATCCGCAGAACAAGGAAGGTACTCCTACACTAAAGGGTCGACTTCTTCAGGACTTATCTTATATGATAATAAATTCGCTTTCTCGCATCACGGGACAGACCCTTGTAGTGGTAAGCTTTGCAATTCTTTCGACTTAGTGCGCATACACAAGTATGGGCATTTAGATGAAGGCGTCTCTTCTAAGAATAGTCTTAGAGCAATGCACCAATTTGTATTGGAAGACCCTGCAGTTAAAAAACTCATTGCGTCAGAGAATTTATCGCAGGCTAAGTATGAGTTTTCAGAGGACATAGAGGTGGCGCAGGAGACAGTAGATTGGATGTCCGAACTCGATGTGGATAACAGAGGAGCGTACAAGTCTAGCGCTACAAACCTGAATGTTATATTTTCGAACGACATTCGACTAAAACAATTATTTAAGTTAAATGATTTTGACGGAAAAAGATATATTTTTGGGAACATGCCTTGGCGCAGAACAAATCCGCCAGAGCCTATGCGCGGGGTTGACTACTCAGGGGTAAGAAATTACATAGAAAGCATTTACGGCATCACAGGGAATCTGAAAATAGACGATTGTTTGGCATTAGAGTTTGAAAAGCATTCTTTTCACCCAATAAAAGAATATATAGGCGGGCTTACCTGGGACCAGACTCCTAGAATAGAGAAACTATTTATAGAGTATTTCGGAGCAGAAGACACTTCCTACACTAGGGAGGCTGCAAAAAAAATGCTAGTAGGGGCGGTGGCTAGGGTCTACAGGCCTGGGGTTAAGTTCGACTTAGTGGTAACTTTTGTCGGACCAGAGGGAACAGGGAAAAGTACTTTTGCAGACAAGTTGGCTCGAGATTGGTTCTCTGATACCTTTATGACCGTTCATGGCCGAGAGGCTTTGGAACAAATACAGGGGGCTTGGATTATAGAGCTAGCCGAACTCGCAGGACTCCGAAAAGCCGACGTCGAATCTGTTAAGCATTTCATATCTAAAAGAGAGGATACTTTTAGGGCAGCTTACGCAAAAGTGGCCGAAACTTATCAGAGACAGTGTATTTTCATCGGGACGACAAACGATAAAAATTTCCTAAAAAGCACAACAGGGAATCGAAGATTTATCCCTATAGATGTGCGCAAGGAACACGTAACGCGCAGCGTGTGGGACGAATTGACAGAAGAGGAAGTGTCCCAATTATGGGCGGAAGCTTTCGTCTTGTTCAGGAAAGGAGAAAAACTATACATGTCTGGAGAGGCGGAGTATCTTGCAAAAGAAGAGCAAGCAAAACATGCAGAAACAGACGAAAGAGCAGGCATCGTGGAGGACTACCTTAATAATTTACTGCCCGACAATTGGGAAGACAGAACTTCTATGGAGAGACAACTTTTCTTCGAGGAAAAAGGGGAAGGAAAACACGTTCGCGAGACCGTTTGTGTTGCAGAGGTTTGGTGTGAGTGTTTAGGCCGAGATAGAAAAGACCTAGACCGATACAAGTCGAGAGAAATAAACGAAATGTTAAGAACGGTAAAAGGATGGGAGCAGATTAATTCTACTAAAAACTTTAAACTTTATGGCAAACAAAAATACTACAAAAGGAAACGTCAATCGTAAATTGTCTAAAACCCAAATATTCGACATATTGGCGTCGAAACAAAGTCAAGGGGTTTTGGCTCTCAGGCACAACGTGTCTGCCCGAACAATAAACAGCATCCGCAGAGGAGTGACATATAAAGAATATTACAAAGAGTATACTAAGACACCAAAAGGGGAGATTTTAGGAATTATTGAAAGTATGGGAAAGCTCCCATGCAAAGCTTATTATTTCCACGACACCCGATACCTGAGAATCTCTTTCGACGACCTACTCTTGTCGATAGATTTGGTCTTGAGTAAATTAACAGACATTTCTTTCAACGGGGTTATCTTGGGGCAACGCATAGAGTATTACGATGCAATGAATCTATTAAGAAAACATAAAATGTTATGTTAGAAAGCGAGAAGGTGATAGAAAAAAGGCTTAGAATAGAGACAGAGAAAGTCGGAGGAGTTTGCTACAAATTAAGCGCACAGCATAATATGGGCATTCCTGACCGAATGTGTCTGCTTCCTGGAGGGCATATATTTTTTGCAGAATTAAAGTCTACAGGAAAAAAACCTACAAAAATACAAGACTACATGCACCGTCTTTTTAGAAAACTGGGGTGGTCTATGTCATAGACTCTTCAAAAACAATAAAACCGATAATTCAAAAATATGTTACATAAACACAATTTACATAAATATCAAAATACCGCCAAAAAACATATTTTAGACAATGATTTTTGCGCACTATTCTTACAGATGGGGCTAGGAAAAACAGCAACCACGCTGACAGCCATAAATACTTTAATTTTTGAAGAGTTGGAGATAGACACTGTTTTAGTGGTCGCTCCTAAAAGGGTGGCCGAGACCGTTTGGTCAGATGAAATAAACAACTGGAGCCACTTAGGTAACTTAAAGGTTTCCAAAATTATAGGAAACCCTAAACAGAGAAGGGCGGCACTAAAGAAAAAAGCACACATCTATCTTTTAGGTAGAGACAACGTGTCGTGGCTTTGCGGTCTGTACGGAGGGAGTATGCTTCCTTTTGACATGTTGGTTATTGACGAGCTGAGTAGTTTTAAAAATCCTAAGTCTGTCAGGTTTAAAGCTTTGAAAAAAGTACAACCCTCGTTCTCCAGAGTAGTAGGACTGACAGGAACCCCATCACCGAATGGTTTAATCGACTTGTGGAGTCAAATATACCTACTAGACAGGGGGCAAAGATTAGAAAAGTTCATATCCACTTACCGAGAAAAATACTTTACTAAAGGGGCCTCTAACGGACACATAGTATACAACTACAGGCTACAGAAAGGAAGCGAAGAGGAAATCCACAGTAGAATATCGGATATTTGTATCTCTATGTCCGCTGAAGACTACTTATCTCTCCCTAAATTTATAGAAAGAGACATCGTTTTAAAAATGCCCTCCGAGATTCGAGAGAAATACGACGCTTTCGAAAAAGAACAGGTCATGGATTTATACGGAGAGCCAAACAGCGAAGGCGACATGGAATTTGAAATAACAGCGCTAAACGCCGCGGCACTGTCAAACAAATTACTACAATTTGCCAACGGGGCTGTGTATGATGCTTCGAAAAACTGGCACGAAGTCCATTCATTGAAAATAGAGGCGGTTAAAGAGATAGTCGATACAGCAAACAGTCCAGTGTTAATAGGATGGACGTACAGACATGACTTGTATCGACTGAAAGAGGCACTAAGTAAGTATGAGTTTCGAGAGTTGAAAACCGACCAAGATATAAAAGACTGGAATGCGGGAAAGATAGATGTACTGGCAATGCACCCCGCGTCAGGAGGACACGGGCTAAACCTACAGACAGGAGGCAACAACGTTGTGTGGTTTGGGCAAACCTGGTCCCTGGAGCTATACCAACAATTTAATGCAAGACTATACCGACAGGGACAAACGAAACCCGTCATAATGCATAAATTGATAGCCGAAGGGACGATGGACGAAGATGTGGTGGCGGCTCAAAAAAGAAAAGCCACCAAACAACAAGGGGTTATGGACGCCGTTAAAGCAAGAGTTCAAAAATATTTTGCGTAATTGGTAAAAAAAGTTTACATTTGAATAAACAAAATAAAAATGGCAATTAAAGTAGAAAGCGTTGTTTTCCCGAAAAATAAGAGAAAACCCGAAGCATGGTTTTTAAATATCAAAAGATACGCCCCAAACACACAGAAATGGCCTCCGCCACTACATCAACTTTTTAGATTCTATAAAAATCTATAACATGAAAGGAACACCGACAGAAAAGAAACTTTTAATAATTTTATGCTTGACCTGGATTGTGTGGGCTGCAGCGCAAATAAGCAAGATATGCCTAAACTAATATTCTACAATGTTGAGACAACAGGAGTAAATCACATGAAACACTCTATCGTCGAATTATCGGGTCTTGTGGAGATTGACGGCAAAATAGTAGAATCATTCGACTATAAAATAAAACCGCATGAAAAAGCAAGAATTGAACCAGAAGCCTTGACTGCAAATAAATTAAAGTTGGAAGACATAATGCTTTACCCGCACATGTCTGAAGCTTTTAGGGCTTTCAAAAACATGTTAGAGAAATACGTAGATAAATATAATAAACAGGACAAATTCCACTTAGTGGGGTATAATAATAGGTATTTCGATGATAATTTTCTCAGGATGTTTTTCAAACTCAGTGAAAATTCATTTTACGGAGCTTATTTCTGGGCGGACACAATAGACGTTTTACCGTTAGCCTCACATGTCTTGATGCACATTCGACACACGATGCCTTCTTTCAAGTTGCACCGAGTAGCTAAAACCTTGAATATTTCAGTAGAGGACGCTGAACTACATTCCGCTTTATACGACACGCATTTGACCCGAAAAGTATACTATTCTCTGTTTCCTAAAAATTTAAGTTAGAGTTTTTTCCAAATAATTAGGGCTAAAAGTAACGAGACGCAAACAATTATAACAATCACGTTAATGTTTATACCTTTAGTCTCTTTTTGACTTACAGTGTCTTTGTCTTTAGCCTTAATCATGTTCGCAAGCTCTCGCATAAGTTGAGTGTTCTTCTCCGCTTGGTGTTGTTGGTTCTCTATTATAGTTAAGTATCTCCCTTCATGCTCACACTCCACATCTACACTGCCGTCGGGCTTGTAAATTATAGTTTTTGTAAGTCCGCCATCCTTTAAAATCTGTTTAAATTCTTTTAGCGCACCAGACTCGTCGCGAGGCCTCTCGTCTTCAGGAATTATGCGGGCATTAATATTACCTCCAGATACTCTCTCCACAGTTATTTTATTAGAATTACTGTTTTCCTTCTCGGTAATGTCAAGATGTGTGTTTTCTCTCGTTTTTTCTTTTTCTTTTGTGTTGAATACCGTTCGTAAAGACTTACACCCTGAAGCCGCCACCAGGACCAGGATTAAATAGAATATTATTTTTTTCATAATTCTGTGTATTTAGTTTTCCTTTTCCCATACCAGTTTGTGTATTTTTCTGCACGCAATACCTGGTTTCGGTTCCCTGAAAGTTTCCAAGACACATGCACCCAAGCGGGATTGTAGTCTGTTCCGAACTCCCATATAAGTTGGTCAAATTCTAAATTAGCCTTAATCCAATCGAAAATCTCTAAATTAGAAACCCCTCCTAATACGTCGTCTAGGTCGATGGCTTCTCCACGAGTATGGCTGCTTGTTTTAGCCCCACCTACTTTTGCATTTAATGCGGAAGACCTGAAAAAAGAAGAAACGTAGATAGGTACCCCGAAATGCTTTCGAAGAGGCTCAAAAACATGATTTGCTACTAACTGCATGTTTGTATATTGCTGTCTATTTGGGACATTGCGTATCCCGAATCTCGCTGCAGTATTCGACCGTGTTGCCTCTTTATAGCTTATATGTTTACTTATTGACATCTTTTTCTAAATCTTTAATCTCTAATTGTTTTTGTTTTCGGGCTAGTTTTTGCATTTTAATCTTATGCGGGATTGTTATTACGAAATACACAAGCCCTGCGAAAGCCATAAATGTTTTAATAATGCCGTCAAAACTGGAAAAAATATCGGGTTTTAGGAAAGGAATTAAATCTATAATAGTTAATCCCCAGATACTTATAAATAGCCCATTCAGTGAGTCGTACACCCATTTAATCTTCCCCATTTTTAAAAATATTATAGTTAACACTTGAAATTATATAAATTAAAATCGCAATACCTATTTTACTCACCCCGAAATCATGTTTAGCTACAGTGATTAAATGCAGTAAATCTAAAAAAGTTATGATTAATATAAATTTAGACACTCGCCTGTCCACTCCAACAGGGAAATGTAGGCAATATGCCATTATTAAAAAATCAACAGCAATACCGTAATACATGATAGTTATGTCCATCCAGATAGTCCTGTCTACCAATAGAAACCAATCCACTTTTAAGGGAGTACCTGCAAAGATGGTATGGAGCTGACTCACCAAAAAAGTTGACAGAAGCAGTCCGTTTTTTAATAATATTTTATTCTTCGGTCTCAATCTCTTTCGCTTCTAACTGGATTCTGGCCTCCTACTCCCGAAACTTCTCTTAAAATTTCGTCAGCCTCCTTGTCTTTTCGGCGTTTATGTAGTCGAAACTGAAAGACCATGGCTATGACTAGAGAAAGCTGCACAGGGTCTAATCCTGCATCTTTTATTAAATCAGTAACGCCCCCAATATTCAGACCTGTTAGGCTTAAAATTTGGACAACAATATCGCCTAATTTTACAGTTATCAAAGTTAATAGTACCCCTCTGATTACATCCACTGTGTTTTCTCCCAACCAGATACCAAGTTTAAATTTTTTCTTGTATGGGTATATAATCATTTTAACGAAAAGTATGCCGACTAACGTCCACCCAATCGCCCCACTCCATAAGCCCCAAGGACTTAGCTCTATATTCTCCATAAGTTTTTGATTTTAAAGTTACTGTTTATTTTTCAATTGTCTTATTAAATCCGTGCTATTTCGATATTTTACTTACATTTCCCAGATACGCTATATTCAAAAGAGTTAAACCGCTAAACCCAGAACTGCCTTGAAGGAAAGATTTAAGCATCCCTCCCCCATAATTGAAAAGCCTATCAACTCCGTTAACTTCTTTGACAAAAAATTCGGTAGCGTTTCCTGTTATGGTGAACCTGATGCTTGGGGCTTCTCTGTAGACTCCTGCTAGAAATCGAGTCCTATAACCTTGTTTAGAAGTACCATTGTATAATGTTATGTCGTCCGTCCCATTATCGTAGTAGTCCATAACATACCCCGAAGTAAAACCTGGATAATTCCCTAAAGACACGGCTGCCCCTAAAGCGCTGCCTCCATTTTCATAAATATTGTGGTCATCATTGTTGGACACGACGATAACATCCATTTCAAAACCAGAATTTCTAAAATTCCCGCAAACGGCAAATTTGATGTCTAGCCCAGATAATAGCGTTTCTTCTGTTAGAGTTTCACTGTCGAAATTAACACGAATAACCGAAGTTTCAGTATACACTAACAATTCATCTTTTATATTTTGGAAAAATCTTCCAGGAACAACTCCTTTTATGTCTTGGGATAGGGTGAAGGAGTAGACAGGCCTAGACCCGAAAGATTGCGTATAAACCTGAACAGTTCTTCCGTTAATGGCTAAAACTTCCCCCGCATACACAAAATCCCCAGAAAAAACATAATCCGCATTTCTGTTACTTGATATTTTCTCTTTCTCTTTTGTTTTTATGTTTAGCTTGGAGATACCCCCGTCATCTATATAATAAACATAATCGTCAAATAAAATATTAGGGTCTTCCTTAGCACCTAGGTATAAGTTGTCTCCCAAATCAAAAGTATTTCTTTCTTCATCTGGCTCTACCACTACCCCTTGAATTGTTTGTCTTATAGTTTGCGCCCTATTCCCCCGCACAAAAGTATTGCCAGAAAGTACCATTTCTTTTCTAGGATACCCTCGACTCACAAAACATAATTCATCGTGTTGTTCAAAATAACAATCGATTACGTTCATGTATGCCCCCGCATACTCGTTCGTCCCTGAAGGGTGGCCTGTGTCAGGCTCTCCATGAGAGTCATAGGCATAACTTGCGATAACCCCTCCTTTGCCTACATACGATTTATAGTCGGTGTACCCTTGCCCCGACCAATCACTCGCTTTTGCTATTGTGTGCCTGTAATTATGGTATTCGTTTTTGTACGCTGTGACAGTTGACTCCCCATTCAATACAATACAGTACCCCAGTCCTGTGGCTCTCACATCAGACAAGTGGCACTCCTCTACGTGCGAGTCCAACGAATTTTTGAAATTCAAACAAGCATAAGAGAACCCACTAGCCGTAAGGTTGTACGCTGTGAAGTTATCTCCTCGTATTTCTATACCTACTGTTTCAGGTGCAGGGTCAATGGGTCTGGTGGCGTGTGTCCAGGTCCCGCTATATTGGAAATCATAAAACATACAATCGTTTCCCTCCACGCGTATGTGGCTTCCTAACTCACCTAGTAATATGCTGCCTTGGTTGTTTTTATCTTGGGATGTTAAATATACCGTATTATTAAAATCTAACCGTACCACGCTGCTTGAAATGTCAATCACAAGCCCTGCAGCCAATTGGACTTCAGTTCCTGCTGCTGCGTTTTCTTGTGCTTGCAGTTCCGCCAAATTATTAACTACTACAGTGGCTGTAGGTGTGGGGTATTCGAATTTATTAGCAATTACTGAGTTTATAAGCCTGGACCGGATTTGGTCGTTTGTTTCAAAATCTGGGATTGCGTTATATGTTGCGTCGGCGTAATCCTTGTTTAGTATGTCTGTGCCTTTACTTGGTTCTCCTTCAGGGTTTATGGTGTATTCTATATCGTAAGACGTCCTATTACTTGAAGAGTTAAAACTTAGATGCCAATCCACCCCGTTATTGTTTAGTATTAGGTCAGGCAAAGTATTCGCGCTTTGCAAGTCCATCGTTCTCGCAAAAGTAGTAGCAAAAGGAGTAGTTTTAGCCCCTATGTTGTTTATAAATCCCGTGTTAGGGGTTATTCCCGCTATATTTAGGAGTTGAAAATTAGACATATTTAAGTCTTCAGTCGCAGGATTAGCAAAACCTCCGCCACCTCCAGAAATATCACCAAGAGTTGCAAGCGTACCATCTTTATTAGGTAGGGTGTAAGTTCTTCTTTCAGTATTATCTGACTGAAAAGTAAATCCCCACTTGTCAGAAGTGTCTCCACTACTAGGATTAAAAGCAAAATCTCCATCAGCATCTGCAAACAACTTAGCTGCTCCTGAAACAAATTACTTATTGTTAAGTGTGCTTCCGTCCCGTATATGTTAACAAGTCTGTTGTGTTGTGAACCTAAAGTGTTCCCGAAAGTATGGATGCCTTCCCATGTTTTATTTCCTAAAAGACCCGTTTGATTTCCATTGGTTAATATACCGCCTCCACCACCTCCTCCACTAGGAATGTCAGATAACATTGCAAAAGTTCCATCTTTGTCTGGATAGGTATATGTTCTCAACCCGTTCAGCCCTAGATGGTCAAATTTAGCCCCCCAAGCAGAACCTGTTTGAAGCCAATTAAGTCTACCATCCACATCCACATAAAAAGCTTGTTTTCCACTAATTATGCTCCTAGATGTCGGGTCAAAAACAACAACCCCAAGCCCTGTACTTGTGCCACTAAAAGTCTTATTAGAGGTTATTGTTTGATTTGTATTAGTTGTTACAAAGCTGCCCGCAGAAGCGTCTAACTTCAGGGCTAGTGCGTCAAAAATAGTCCCTCCAGTAACTGGGTTCGCTCCTCCGTCCGTAATTGCCGTATCAACAGTAATAGGGTCGGCAGTAGTATCTGCCCACGCACTATTCTTATACAGCCACATAGAATTGGTGTCAGTATTCCAAACCTCTGAACCCTCAACCATTCTAGTCATAGAGTTTATCTGCGCCGTAGTTTTACCGTTGGGTCTAGTTACGTCATATTTTGGAGCTGTTCTGTCCTCCTGCGCCATCCCCATCTGCACTAGTAGGAATAGAAATATTAAAAATTTAGTTCTCATAATTCGAATATAGTTTTACCTTCTTTTGTTGTTAGCTCGTATGAGCCGTCTTTCTTTACTGCTTTTATGTAGCGCATATTAGCTACTTGATTTCTTAGTTTTTTAATCTCTGAATACGTCCAAACCCACAAAACTAAGCAGGCTAAAAAACCTAAACAGGCGACGATTACTGCAAAATACGTTAATATTTCCATAATATCTAAATTTAATATTCTACTCTAAGGTCTAAATCTGCGGCCGTAGGTACCCCTGACGGGCTTCCTGTTATCTCTCCGAAGAAAAACCCTCCTTCGTTTATGTTGGGGTCCCCCCACCCGAAAACTTTATCCCCCTGAGAAGCTTTAGGGTCTGCATACCAAAAAGCAACCCCGTTCGGGAATAACTGGTCTATAACTTCTTTTTTCTGCACATTAGACATATCTTCAAAAGTAACCTTTCTCGCAAGGTCTGTCTTTAGCTTATTCTCTATTGTTGACATCTTTTTTACTTTTTAATTATTCTGGAATCTCCACGTAAGTTTCCACTCCGTCGACCATAACTTTTATGAACTCGCCCTCTGGCGTAGATAATCTGTTTCCTGAAACTTCCCACCCCGTAATCTCTCCGCGCCCAGTACTTGCTGCGCCAGAAACTATGAGTCCTGAATCTATGCTATACACAGGGTCTTCCTGTCCGTTAGCTGTCCCTTCTGTAGCGAAAGCAAAATCGACAGTAATATTACTCATATTAGACGAGCCTTGCTCCTCCTGTTCCATTGGAGATATTCTGACCAACTCCATATCTTCAATAAGAACAGTACCTCTGTTTCCTATAGCCCCCACTAAATCTAATTTCCGCCAGTGTCTGGCAGACATTAAGGGGAAAAAGCCTCGCATTCGCAAATACGCATTTTGGTTAATGCTTCTGGCTCTGTCGTCTCCGTCGTTAAATTCGGCCTCACTATCAGAGAAAGGACGCATCCTGCCTTTAACCCACATCTCACACTGAATGCCGTCTCTGAAGAGCATTTCGCCTATGTTCCGAAAAGCACTCCATTTTATCTTTAAGTAACTAGACACGTCCGCTAATTTAGCTATGGGTTCCGAGCGGTGAATTCTCGTAACATCTGCAAGAAAGCTAGTTCCTTGCATAATTCCTGGCTCTATCCTAACAAAAGCCCCTTCTTCAGGAACTAAGTCTGAAGGAGTATTGAACCTAAACACGTTGTAAGGGTGTCGGTCCCAGGAGGATTGCGCTTTTAAATTCTGTTCACTTGAAATATTAGCATTAATCTGGAAGTACATAACTCCTCGCTCAGCGTCGTATAAATCTGTTTTATCGATAGTGAATGTCCCTAAAGAGTCTATTTTCACGGAATTGCCCTCCCTAGCCCATCCAGGCAAATTCTTATTGTATGGAGAGTCTGGGTCAGCTAGCGGAGTGGTCGAGTCGGGAGCGTATCGTACTCCTCCTAAAAAATATACTCCTGTCCCTATAGGTATCTGAGTTATTACCGTTCTGCTAGGTCTTCCGCCACGTCCCCTTTCAAAAGATACGGTTTCCCTGAACAAAGGAAAGGCCGCACAGTCTACTTTCTCATCTACTCCGATATTCCTTTGAATCTCGAAAAAAGATAAACTCTCAGAAAAATGTCCTCTCCTAACCAAGGTAACGCGGTGGAAAGGAAAAGAAGACTTGAATTGAGTCGATATATTTCTTCCTGCAGGGAAAAAGAAAGTTCCTGCTTTTGCAATGTTTGTCCTTTCACAGTAGGAAGGAGTGTTCGTGTAATTTCCCCGTTTGTCAACCGTGTGTTTTTCTTCTCTGAAAAAAGACAAAGAATTATATTCCGATACCGTAAAATAGCCTGTGTTTCCTCGTTCTAAGGAAGAAGAAAGCACCTCTATTGATATTATTTTGGATACCTCACAAAGGTATTTATCTCGCACTTTAAGGGTGTATGTTCCTGCCCCCAAGCCTGAAAAAGTATTGGCGTCTCTCCAATCTATGGCCGACCCGTCTGGAGTTTCCAGTCGGTACTGTAATGGGTAAGACCCCGCTTTAACCGCATCGTTTAAAATAGTGATGCTTGCGTGGCCTATCTCGGGTACAGTTTGCACCCTGAAATCGGACGCCGTTATGTTTTTTGTCGGGTTTATAGCTACCGCTTTAATTAGCGTGTTTTCTGAATCATAAAGCCCGCCGTTATAGGTGGCTGCCCTCTGCAGAGTAAATATGCGGTCTTCCACACCATCCCACTGCTGAATAAAATTATTTTTAAGTATCAGCCTGTACGGGGCTACTCCTCCAGTGGCCGCCGTAGCCCTATACTCTTCTGTTGCGCAAGTTCCCTGTCCTGTGGCCTCAAAAGTAAATGTTTTTTCAGGGCTTGGAACTTCGTTATTATACGTGTACTCCGTCGTTATCAAAGAATGTCTACTCAGTCCATTAGAGAAAGTACCTATCTGGGCGGTGATAGTGACTTCGTCAAGAGTTGCCGTGGCAACGATGTTCGGTCCTGGCGCGTTCAGTTGCGCAGTGTACCCTCTATTCGCATAATCTCTGTTTATCGCAAAAGCGTACACCTCTGCTTGCATGCTGTTGGTCAAGTCATGGTCTCCATTATAGGGGACTATTCGCACTTTACCTTCTTCCGCGACATCAGCTACCGCCAAATGCATTTGGTATCGCAGTCCCGATACCCATAGCTCTAAGTTAAGGGTGTTATTGAAACTACCTATAGCTCTCTCGGCATCTGTTATGTCCCTCTCTATTGTATCAAAACGTATTGTTACCGAACTGCTCATGTTGCTTGTATTATTTTAAATTTTGCTTTTCCTTTCGAAGTATCCGCCTCGAATATTCTTCCGCGAAGCAATTCTCCGTCGTACATAAATTCGATTAAGCCGAATTTGTTGTCTACTCCGTCGGTTTCTCCTCGTAATTGGTCTACTAGCTCCTGGTTTAAGGGAGACTCACACTCAACCAACATAGGTTTTATCCTTGGGGCGTCCAGGTGTACTATCGCAAATGGTTTATTTGCATGTATCTCGCCAAGACCTTCTATGTTCACGGTGATAGATGTATCGCAATTTCCCGCAGGATTAGTCAAATATAAGGAATTAACTGCTTTTAGCCCCACATTTACTTTATATCCGTGCCCCCTAAGTAGTTCTATAGGGATAAAAGGCCAATTGAAATTCGTGTCAACCGAGAAAACTCCTTTCGGAGCAGTTGCATAGTATCTTTGCCATTTTTTGACCACATACTCTCCTGAAGCGTGGTCTATTTCAGCATCTACTAAAAACCAGTCGTTATCATATTCCCCGTCAATGTCGGGGTTATCAGAGTATTGGAATTGTCTTTGTAATTCTATGTCTTCTGCGCCTGTTCTGAAGTCTGTTACTACCACATACTCCCCTGTCCCTCCTCTGTTCGGTGTAGCCCATTCGGTGTAGCCTGCAGTAGAATATAAATTATTGACCTCCCCATAATTACTCCCTGAAGTTTCACTCCCTATTCTCACCTTTCTGAAATAATTATCTCCAAGAACTGTTCTTTTTTTCTTGAATACGTCGAAGAACTTAAAGAAGCCCTCTCTTGTTTCCCCCAGACGTATTCCTGTAAAATTCTGTTGTATGTCTTTGAAAGCCCCTACAGAGAAAGCTTTCCCGCGCGCTTCTCCCACAACATCATATCTTAGCGGCTCTAAAATAGAGTACCCCTCATAGAGGTCTTCTAAAGTAAGATTCGCCTGTACTCGTCTCTCGTCGTCGTCCCCCTCGTTTAGTATTTCGGGCATATTTCGGAGCCAAGTACCGTGAACTAATAACTTATTTTCGTGTCGGGCGCCTTCCCCGAAAACAGAAGAAACTAAATTATATTCGTGGTCTTCTGTTATCATTCTCGCCATGTGACGAAACATATCGAAAGGTTTTACCGCTTTTGTTTTTGTGGAGGGGAAAGGTGTTTCGGTAGACAGTGTGAAGTCTGTTAGTGTCGTCGCTTTGTATTTACGGCTTCGCCTTCCTGAAGTATCTGAAAGAGTCATAATCCCTATAGAATCCCCCTCATACACCGTAAACTTAAAATCTTCAAAATCATGGTTCAATCTAGCCCCTCCTGACCCAGGATTTAATGTTCCTAAAGGACGAATTACCTCTCCAAAATTTCTACTCTCCCCATTTATGTATCTGACTAAATCCATCCTAAAATCTCCCCCTCCTCTGGCTTCGGTCACTATTATATCTATAATGCCTGAAATAGTATACTCTTTCTCAAATGGGGCGTTAGTTATCATCGTGTTACCTGCGGAGTCCAGACTAGCGTACCAGTCGTTGCGGGAGTTGGCCAGTGAATTTGACACCTCGCCTATGAATTGAGACTCTTCCGTCCTATCTAACTCCAAAAGAACTGCTCTTGCTGTAGAGCCTGCATCGTCGTCTGCAAAATTCACTTCCCCTGCATTCGCCTCATGTCCTATAAATCTGGAAGTTTTAGGGATTGCCCTTGGAGCTATTTTTAAAGTGACGAAATCAAGAGCGGGCGCATCTTCACCGACAGTGTCGTACTCGTCGTCGAAAGAGGCCTCAATTTTTTTCAAGTCTCCTCCGTGAATCATCTTACAGCTTACTGATTTTGTGTCGTTCTCTTCGTTAAATTCTAAAGAGTATAAATCTATGCTTGGGTCGGAAACCACCTTCCAGTCTTCCGTCATTGAGGTGTCGTCCTTTACTTCTGTTATGAGTTTAACTTCTAGTTCAGGTCCGTGCGCGATAATGGCTTCCAATAGATACTCATGCCCTATCTGGTAGAAAACAGATTTTCCCACTTTGCTAGTCTTAAAGTGGCCGAAATCATCAAGACTAGATTTATCTCCGTCTATAGAGGAGAAATCCTTTATCTCTTCGATAAGCACTTTCCCTATTTTGGTAGAGTTTAAATAGTATCGAATGTTGTCTGTTCTTTCACTCATGGTACTCTAGTAATTTTTGTATCCTCATTAGTAACTTTGAATTTAGAAAAGAATTTGGCTTTCGCTAGCCCTCTCTCCACAGCCTCAGACACTAACTCTCCTATGTTTTGATTGGCCTTTCCGCTTCTTTCATTAGTTAATATACTTAAATTTTCTGAATTATTGTGCTTTAGCCCTTTACGAATACGTTTTGAAGTCTCCGAACCTGAAAGCCCTAACTGGTGTTTGAAGTCCCCCATAGACTTTAAAATTATGTCGCTAGACTTTACTGTGGTAGGGGCAGCTCTATCAGGAGACACCTCTATGTGTCCGTCCTTGCTAACTTTTACCTCTCGTTGAAGTTCCCCCCAAATTGCATCCCCTGAGTATTCGTCTCCTACCCCTTTACCCATATAGAACAATTTAGGGACTGTTTGAGCAAGTACGGTTCCAAGAGAAAAAGCAGTGTTAGTGGTTATGAGTCCTTGTAGCGTGGCCAGAGTTGCTGCCCCTAAAGGAAGATACGGAATAATCGCCGCAGTAGACGCCACTGCATTTGCTCTAGCTAAAGAGTCCGCCAAAAATATATCAGCAACGGCTAGCGCCTGTCTGAATAGAAATGCCTGTGTCTCCCTTTTTTGCTTCTCTTTTTCTATTTTCTTCTCTTTTGCGTCCCTATCTTTCTCCGCCAAAGCGATAGCTTCGTCTGAACTCTCTTTATTGTTAGCGACTTTTTCGTATATGGCGTTTTGGTTCTCTAGTTCCTCGTCTAGTCTAGCTATTTGTATTTCAAGGAAAGCAGAGGATAGTTCGTCTGCTAACTCAATAGTTTTTTGTCTTAATGCTAATTTTTCATCCTCTATTAACCTTAAAGCTTCTAATTTATTCTCTTCAAATTCTTTAAATTTAGCGAAATCTCGTCCGTATATGTCGATATACTCTTCTATAAGCTCCTCCTTATTAAGTTTGAACTTATTACTAAAATCCGCCAAAATAACATCTAACCCCTCATTGTTAAGGAAATCGAATATCTCGTTTGGGTTAAACTCCTCGTCAGGTTCTATGATAGACGACAAATCACCAGACAAGATGGCTGCGGTGTCTTTCAGGTCCTGGAGAGCGGCTTCCGTCTCTTCTACTTGCGTTTTGTAGAAAAACCAAGCCTCAGACCCTACATTTACCTCGTCACGAGCTTTTTTGAATCCTGACAGTAGTTTTTCTGCGAATTTGATAGAGTCTACAGCGAGGTATGCGTCTTGGTCTTTTTTAGCCTTCCGATAAGTTCCTGAGAGTCTTCGGATTAATGCCTCTAATTCTTTTATTTCCCCGCGCAGTTCTTTGAATCTAGCTGTTTTAAAGTCGGTCGTGTCGAACTCTTTTTTCAAATTCGATAACTTCTCCCTAAGAGCTTCTAAAGTATCATTGTTTTGTTGTGTTGTTGTTGTTAGTTCTTTATTTGCGTCGTTGTGCTTCTTCAACACATCAAGTACTGCCCTCAGACCCCCCTCGTATAATGCTTCTTTTTTAATAGCGATTTCAAGCTCTCTATTCAGTGCGCTCCTTCTTCGCCCTGCTATCCTCGGATTTAGTTTTTTAAGTTCTTCTAACTGTGATTTAAGTCCCGAAATTTGGCTTTTTGCCTGGTTTAGTTGGTCTCTAAAATCAGATTGCAAACTCCTAGCAACTCCGTCCAAAGATTGCCCCGTGCTGTCTGCTTCCTCTCGCATACTTTTCATGGTATCCGTGAAAGACTGCGCTTCAGTGAGTTTTGCAAACTCTTCGCGGTTCTCAGCAGCCGAACGGTTTAATATCCTGAAACCTTTGATTGATGCCGTTAAAAACTCTATCGCTCCCGAAAAGAAAGAGGATAGGACGCCATTCCCCTCTTCTATCTGACGGATAAATAGGGTAAATTCATTTGTAAGTCTTGCTTGGTTGGCTGCCAAAGTTTCCACTCTGTCCACAGTATCTAAACTAAAAGCCTCATTTAAACCCTGAGTTAGAGCAGGAATCGCTTCCGTACTAAGAAGCCCTCCAGTTTCTAAAACTTCGTTAAGTTCTCCGTTTGCTAGACCTAAAGCTTTCTCTAATATTTGGAAGGCCCCAGGAAGACGCTCACCGAGCTGACCTCTAAGCTCCTCGGCTTGTACCTTTCCTTTAGATAATATCTGCTCTAAAGCCCTTAATGAGCCATTCACGTCGTCGGTACTTTTACCCAGAACAGCCCCCGCCAAAACTATGTTTTTGTAGATTCCTTGTGTTTGCTCTAGGGACAGATTAGTCTGATTAGCTGCAGCCGCAAAATTAACATATCTTTGAGTCAGTACTATTATGTCCGCCCCTGCTCTGTCTGCTAAATCATCTAAAAAAGATTGTGCTTGGTTGTAACTTTCTTGGGAGTCTGTTACTTGTTTTAAACTCGCGTCTAAAGCATTTAGTTGCTTTACTTGGTCGAATATTTCTCGGCCGATTTCTAGTGCAGAGTAAACCCCAAAAGCGGCAATAAGCTGCCCTGTAAACCCAACTATCCTTCTCGTGGCTGTTCCGTAATTCCCTACGTTATCCCTGAAATTGTCTATCGCCCTGTCTGCTTTTCTAACTTTACCGTTAAGTCGGTCAAACTCCCGTTGTGCCTTTCTTATTTCACGGTTAGAGGCTTTCTCCGAGGCAATTAAGTCTCGTAAAGAATTAGCGGCCAGGTCTCTCTGCTTCCTCAATGCGGTGTACGCTCGGGACAGAGAAGTAGACGCTACGGCCTCGTCTTTTAATGCTTTATTTAGTTGTTGTCTTTTTAGTCTCTCCTCCGTGAGTTGGCGCAGGCTATCCTGTGTAACTTTGGTGTTTCTCTCACGAACGCGAGCCAGTTCCCTAAGTACTCTTTCCTGTTCAGTTAGGGCTTTGTTTGCTCTTCCTGCAGCTTTTTCGGTTTCTGCAGCATTGGAGGCCACCTCTGACCCACCTAATGCGGACCTGGTGGAAGTTTCAAGAGTGTTCATTCTCTTTATCAACCCCACTATAGTATCATCTAGCCTATCTAATTGCTTAAATACGCCGTCTTCGATTAAGTCTTCGCCTCTAACTTTGCCTTCTCCTGCCATCTTTAATTGCTTTGTTCATGGCTTTATATTGCCCGATTGTTAATTTATCTGGGTTTGGTATCGAGAATCCCGCTAGGTTTAACGTAGCAATAGCGTCGTCGATAGTAAATTCTTCAGCGGACAGTTTTGCCTTGTTGCTTTCGCTGTCCTCTTGGTTTGCTTTTAGTTGGATTAGGTTATTCTCATATTGAGAAGTATTTTTCTGGATGTATTTTTGTAAGGCGTCAATAAGTTTACCCTTATCGTCGTCCCAAGGAAGCCCAATCTCTAAAAATAACTCTTTAGGGTCTACTAGGGTCGCCCCCAACCACCGAAGAGCTAAAGTGCCTTTCTGTGCTTTAATTAAAGGAAGTATGGTTCTCTTTTGGTCTTCTAAAAGTCTGGAAGATGCCAGAGAAGTATCGTTTTGCTCCCATCTTGTTTTCAATCCCTGCCATTTATGTTCCCCTAGAAATCTACACGCAAGAGCGTCTTCTTTAGACAAGAGATAGAAGAACAATCGTACTGGAAAGTCTTCGTATTTTAATTTCTTAATTTCAGCTCTTTGCATATTTCTCTCTGGAGTTCAGGTATGAGTTTTTCCTGCACAAATTCAATTAAACTTCTTTCGGTCAATCCAAAAATACTATTTTTTCCGAATAAATCCCCGTATTTCTCCGCCACTAGGGTCGCGTGTTCTGCAGAACTAAATATGGAGAAGGTACTAGAATCTAACTGCAAATACATTCCGTCGAAAAGTTCTCCGGACCACTCGAAATTGTAATCGCTCCCTGCTGTTTTCGGCTGCCTGGTATTCTCTTTGGCCGCTATTTTTTCAGTATTCGGGGAGTACTGCCCTATTTTTTGCCCTTTTATGTTAATCCCTTCCGAGAGCTGTATTTGGTTTAAATCAATAAGATAAGCTTCAAACTTTTTAGCGGTCTGAAGCACTATCTTATATATTTTATTTTTGTTCCTTACCTTTGATAGGTTGTTCCTTACTTGCGCCAGTGTCGCCATCTTTAGGGAAATTTTTAGCCAAACAAGCTTCTATGCTTTTCTGGTGTTCGGGTTTTGAGTAGTTCTTTTTCAGAACTTTCTCGGCTGCAGCGCGAGTCCCTTTCTTCATTGCGGAACTTATTTTTATCTCTTTTGCCATTATTTCTATATTTACGGGTTATTTCGGTTCTTAACTGGTTACTTATCTATTGAGCTTTATAGTTATGAGGTAGCAACCTCAGTACTTCCTAAATAGTAAGTACTTCCCGAAATTGTTCGTCTGCTGCTAAACTTCACGTAAGCGATGTCTTCGGTCGTTGTCACTTCAATAGTGTAGGTGCCAACGTTCGCCCCCGTTCCTTCGGTAACTGAAGCTATAGCCAAGGCAGAACCCTCCGAGTTTTCTGCCGCAAAATCGGCAGCAACTGCTCCCGTTAAGGCGTTATTCACTCCCGCTTTAGTGACTTTAACTTGTGCCGTTATTGCCGACCCGTCAGACGTAGCACTAACTATCGTCGAAGTTAAAGGGTACACCTGGTCCACTTCGCTGAATAACCAATCGATTTTCGCTTCCATAGGATTAAGCTCGTCGCCCTCATTGTCTGTGAAAGTAATATCGATAATAGTGTATTCTACAGGCTGCTCTGTAGTCGGTAACGTTCTTTGACGCACTGATATTCTAGCCTCACGACCTACCACGCTCCCGTCGTCTTCGTAGCGACCTAGTAAGAAACTAGTAGTAGTCTGGATGTAAACTCTTCCGATTTTACCGTCCATTTTCTTTAATTCCGCATGCACACACGCATTAACTTGCTGCGTTGTACGTATTACTTTGGTAGCTGCAGTAGTTTCTTCGTTGATATTCAACGCAGCGTCAGTATAGAACTGTGCTTCTTCGCTGTTATCTTCGAACTTACATTGACCTAAGTAGACTAAGTCTCCCGAAATCGCTGCAGTATCCCAGTTATTTTGCAGTTTAGCGGCAGCAATGCTCGCAAACTCTTGGTCCCCCTCCGCAAAGAAGACACGCTTATACGCGCCTACTAGACCTTTATCGTTAATCCCACCAGTAGCGACAACTTTAGCGTTTGCGCCGCCCCCCGATGCTTCTGTATATTTTGACATCTTTTTAACTTTTAAACATTAATAATTTAACTTTTACATGGAGAATAACTCTCCGAATAGGTAACTTGACAGGATATGCGCATTACATCCCAGATATAAGGTACATTTCTTTGATTCTCAGAAGAGCCTTTCTTAGGAACTTTATAGTTAGGGATTAGCCCTATTTTAACAGGAGAAGTATCTTCTATCGAAATGGAAGACAGTTCAAATCTGTACTTTATGCTTTCCCATAATGGGGCAAGTATTTTTTTAAAGCTCTTGTCTGGCTGTAATCTAACTCCGTTCAACATGTCTTGGTCGCTCTCAACCGCGCACAAATTTAAAACTAATTTGCGGGTGAACCTCCCTTGGTCTTCTATTTCTTCCGCGTCTTGCGGAACCGACCAAATGAGGGGGCTATGAGCCTCCTTATACACTGCTAAAAACTTTCGAAGGTCGGCCGTAGACCCCCATCCGAAACTAGGTTTTCGAGAAACAGCATCGTTAATCACTATAGTAGGGATTAACGCCATTTCTGACTGCATTATGTCCTCGAAGAAAATCATATACCTAGAGAGTTTTTAAAATCAAAATAAGGGTATTTTTCGGGCTGGTCCAGGTCTGCTGAGTCCCCCAAGTATTCTGTCAATTGGTTGTATTTTTCTACAAAAATATTCCATCGACTAACATACTTCGCAGAGTTGTCCGCCACTGTAAAGCCTTCCGTTTCTCCTTTTCCTGTGCCTGTTACTAGATTTGAGATTTCGTCCACTTCTAACCATTTACAGAATATGTAGTTTTTCAGTATTGCCCTAAGTCCCTCCCAAGAGGTATTGGCTTTCCCGTTAACTAACTCTACGTAAATAGTGCTAGCTGTTTCGGAAGCCCCCTCGGTAAAAGGTAACTTTGCAAGTTCTGTTTGTAATGAAAAATACTGGGTTTCTCCTAAAAGTTTAATCAGTAAATCTCTTTCATTTTCAACTATCACCCCTGTTAGGTCAGCATTACCAGATACCCCTGCGTCTTGGCTGACTGCATGGGGTATCTTGATAGGTTCTGCTGTGAAATCTGAAGCTTTCGTTATGCTCATTTTTCTGTTGTTTTTACTATTCTAGGTCTCCGCCTGGGTTCCCGTCTCCTCCTTCGCCGTCGGTACTTGTTAAGTCCGTCGCTGCTTGGATTATTTCTTCCGCTTTTTTCTCGGCGTCGTCTATAATAGCCTTCGCCTCCTCTTTAGCAGAGTTAACTATTTCGGTTGCCTTCTTAACTTTGTTAGGAATGACGTCTCCTGACCCTCCTTCTACAAATTCGGCTGCCCCTTTGGATACCAACTTTTGTGCTAGTGCCGCAGAACATGTAGGCCAGACTTCGTCTTTTCTGAAGCCCCCTACTAATCCCTTGCCTTTAACCTTTACCTGGCCGTATCCTTTCTTAAATTTTATCGCTCTTGCCATAACTTTAATATGTTTTTAAAAATTACGACCCTAACGTAGTTAATGCCGCGTCTATGTCCGTCACTTTAGCGAAACCAGTCTTATCTACATTTCTGATAAGTAGTAATAATCTCGTTCTCGCTTTTAACGTCTCCATGTCCTCCACGAATTGGTCTCCTTTAAGGCCTCTCGAAAGAACTACTCCCGCTAATTCGTATATTCTTGCGAATCTACGGTCTCCCACTACTAGCACGTTGTCAGCCATGTTGTTATCTATAACGATAATCATTGAGCCGATAGAATCAGTATCAGGAAATATATAGTTTTCGTTTGCATCTTTAGTAAGGTGCAAGTCGTCTGCAGTGTTGTCGTTCATAACAACCATGTCAGGCGCGTACTTAGACCCTCTGTCCGTAGTAATAGAAGTCTTAACCTTCTTTACTAAGTCGTAAATATTTGGAGCAACAATTCCAAATGCTACAGGTACGTATGCAGGAGCTGCCGCTACAAGTCCCTCGATGTTCCCTGCTGTTCCTGGACCGTTAACTAGCTCGGCGTCTCTTTTAGACTTAACATTAGTATCCAAGAACATTTCTAGTTCTGCTGCTGCAGTAACTTCGTCCTCTCCAAATTCCTCGGATACTGGTAGGGTGTCCCCTATCTTAACTAATTCCTTAGTGTATCCTTTGAATTTAGCCTCAGACTCTGGGAAAGCCGAACCTTCAGCAACTGCCGCCGCCGCTCTTGCGATTGTAGCTTCATCCCAATCCACGTACTTAATAATCCCTCCGTGGTTTCCTTTTGGAAGACCTACTTTTGGGAGAACATCGTACAATCCTGGCTTTTTAACCCCTAATTGCCCGATGTCTGGAAGAACGTATCCGCTGATATTAGTCGCAATACTAGACCTCAACGTGTCCGCTTTAAGTACTACCTCTTTCGAAGTAATCCCAGAAACTAAATTCTTAATCTCTGTCTTATTAGCCTCAATCGCTTTAGCTAAAGTAACTTTTTCAGCTTCTCCGCCTTGTAATCCTTCGATTGCTTGAGCAGCTTTCTGCTCTGCTTCCTCCAAACGAGTTTCGAAATTCTCTTTCTCCGTCTTAGTCATCCCTGTTTGGAAATCCTTATCCTCTTTTAATCCTTCGATAACTTGCTCTAAGGTCGGAGCTTTTTCCGCCTTTTGCATTTCTGTACTTACATATTGTAAGTAATCTTTTTGTAGTGCAGCCATCTCCGCCGCATCTTTAGTCGCGTACTGTTCTTTCGACACTCCTTTGTCCGCCAACCACTGTTCGTAAGTTCTAAACATCTTTTTACTTTTTAAATTAAATTTTTGAAAAAATTACTGCTATCCGAAGGAGTGCCTTCTGCTGCTCCTTTATTTTCTGGAGTGTCTTCAACTGCTCCTTTATCGCTTTCTATTGTCATAGTCGGGGTGATAGGGTTGCTCCCCATAGGTACTGCACTCCCTTCAATTTCCTTGGCCTCTGTAACTGCCCAGAAATACCCCTGCGCTTCTGCGTCCTCTTTGTTCGCTATAGCGTCTATATATTTATCCCAAATCTCTTTCTCCTCAACATCGTACTTATGTTCGCTATTTATGGCTAAGAAAATCTTCATGTATCGCATTCCTACCGAATGATTTTTCACGTATCCTTTTGCATACTGCTCAAACATGAAGGGGTTTCTATCCTTACTTATAGTAACTTTATATGTAAGGACCTGAGTTTTACCCTCATACTCAGCTCCTAAGTCTTTCCACGTCACAGTCTTTGCTGTTGCTTGCACATCATCTGTAATGATTTTATCGAATTTCATTTGATGCTCTTGTAAGTGGTACCTATTTTTAGTCACCTTCAGGCTTTTAGTCCACAATCCTGGGATATGTACGTCTGAGTGGCTGTCTAGCAAATTAGTTGTATTTATGGCTAATTTCATCGTTAGTGACGTCGCCGTAGCGGGGTCGATGATATTTTTAGTTAACATCTTAGAACTTATGCCGTCCACATGTCCAGGCGCGTCTACAATAGGGTAAAAGTCCACAGCGTCTGCTGTTTTTATGGTGCTTTTTTTCTGCTGTATTAGGAATGTTTTATTTTCCCTAAGTGCGGTATACAGTTCTTGCTTAGTTGCAAAACTTCTATTTGGAAACTCTTTCGCTGTTAACATTTTTGTTCTTTTTAAGTAAATCCCTTTTCAAAGAATCCACGTTAATACCTTGCTGCTCTAGTGATTGCACGTAAGCCGCTTTCTTTAATTTATCACTCAGTTGCTTCGCCATCCCCATTAGTTTTAGAGCCTCCTAAATTTTTAGGCTCGGTGAATGTGTCTAATTCTAAGCCCGCCTCTGCTGCTGCCTGCTCTTGGTCTGCTCCTGCTTCAACCATTTTCTTAAAAGCCGAAGCTTTCTTATCTACTGTCTCCGCTCTATCTTTCT